TGTGATTCGATTTCAGCGTAACCCATAATCTGGCGAGCTTCATTGAGCGATAACAGGCCGGATTGATACAAGGCCACAGCCCTGTCTGACAAGGCTTTCGTGTCTGCTGCCAGTTCTTCAATCTGGCTGGTGTCGAACCTGACTGTGAGCATGCTATCAGGCTGGGCAATCGCGCCGTCATAGCCGGTCGGTAATGTTCGAACAAGCCGCGTCAACTGCATTGAAAGCAGCTCCAAAAATGGAATGATCGCGTCTCGCCAGCTTGCCCGATTGGCTTCAATCAGGTTGCTGTAGGTCTTGCCGGTGTCCGGTTGTTTCAGCGACATTGGCGACCAGCCAAGCACACCACAAACACGGGCAACTGCGATTTCAGTCATTTCTTGGACAGAGAGATCTTTGGGCGAAAAGCCCGGCGTTTTAATATCAAGCTCGCCACCCTTGAAGATCAATGGCCTGCCGACGCCCTTACCAGACACTGCCCGCTTGATGTCAGACTGTAAGACTGCGATGTTATCGCTCGTCATCATCTGCGCCCCGGTGCCGGTCAGACTGACCAGCCAAGAGGGGACGCCGGAGCGGCTTAAAATGGTTGTTTCATAGATCGCTGTCAGCTTGATCAGTGCCAACTCTGCCCGCACTGCCTCAAGCGGTGAACGGCCCTTGGCGGCTGTGGTCGATGACTTGCCGACCCGGAAATGCAGCATTCGCTCGCGAGGTGTCGTGAACTGGAAGCCCCTGCCACCATCAAAGCCCACAAAGGGGTATTCGGTGATTTCGCCAATCGCCTGCCCATATGTTGGCACTTGCAGCCAACTGTAGGGGATTGGCTGAAGCTCGCGAATCGTGCCACCTGTTTGGGTGTCCCGGTCAGAGATGGCGGGAACGTATGCGTTGCCATCTTCCAGCAACTGCTGATAAATAAACTCAACCAGCGTGCTTTCAGTCTCACCTGGGGCCGGTTCACGCCAGATTTGCAGCAGCGGATGATCAACCGGCTCGAATCCGCCTTCTTCATCAAAGTAGCCGACCTGCAATATAGCCTTTGGGACATTTCGCCGCATGGCCTCAATCGCGGCCTTGATTAAAGGATTATCGCAATAAGGCCGGGCAAGATTGGCGTAATCGTCGCTTAACGCGTTGATCACATCGACTGACCATGCCGAGACGTCAATCTCGGTCGTGTCAGCAGTAACGCCCGTGCGAAGCGACTTCGAGCGGAACCAGTTGAGTGGGTTGTAATCAGGCATTTAGTTTAGGAGAACCACTGAAAAGAGCCGTTCCGGCTAAGGTAGTTGAATGCGTCGGCGGCGGCGTCCACTTGGTCATCATGCTGACCGGTTGGGAAGCTGCACAATTCGTCAATAAAGGCCCTGTTCCAGTCGCCCCGCTCAAGCTCTACAAGGCCAGCCTCACAGGCTGCCGCGAATGGCATGGCCCGCACTTCTTTGGAACCTGTTGGCCGGGCGGAAACAGTTGCGAACCCTGCCAAGTTGATCTTGTCTTGCTCCACCTGATCGACCCCCGCCGCGCCGGGGTCTTGTGCAAGGTGGACGATTGTCTGAAGCCCGTCTATTTCGGCTGTCTGTCGCTGGATGGTTCGCCGTTGGGCTGGAGACCACTGACCTCTAACCACGTGGGTGATTCGGTATTTATCACCTGTTCTGAGCATTCTGACCCCGCAGGTGTAGTCGCCTGCCCCCGGCGTTGCCGCTGTATCGTAAGCGCGGCAAGCCAGCCCTGAGCTATTGCCCCCGTCACTAATAGGCATCCAATCGTGACGGAAAAAGCCACCTGATCGAGGGCTAGGTCGTTGTTGGTACAAAGCGGAAAAAGCATAACTGCCGATGGCCTTTTTGATTCGGTCGAAATCTGCGACATTGTAACGATCTGGCCAGAGTGCCGCCCCCGGCTCCCTGCCAAGTGCATCACCTTCTTCGGCGATGGCTGGCAGGCTCACCACGTCCCACTTTTCCCCGCCGTTGTTCGCTTCTTCCAGCAGTTGGCCAGCTAAATCAAGAGAATGCCAGCGGGTCATGATCAGCACGATAGCCGCGCCCGGGTGAAGGCGGGTGTAGAGGTCGTTTTGGTACCAATCCAGCACGCGAGCCCGGTAAGTTGGCGATTCAGCCTCTTGGCGGCTCTTTACCGGGTCGTCGATCACGACCAGATCCGCACCGTAGCCTGTTACCCCCGACCCGACGCCCACGGCATACAACCCGCCGCCATGAACTGACGACCATTGATTCTGTTTATTGCTGTCGTTAGCGAACTGAAAACCGAACCGACTGACGAGCCGCCTTGTTTGTCGGCTGAATGTGCATGCGAGGCTGTGGTTATAGGCCCCGACGATGATTCGTTGCGTCTGATCGACCAGCAGCCGATACGCTGGATAATGGATGGTTGCCTGTTCGCTTTTCCCATGCCTTGGTGGCATGAAAAACATTAATCGGCTGATTTCGCCCTTAGTGACCGCATCCAGTGACAGCCGAGCCTTTGCCAGATGTCGCGGGTGCCATTGAAAGTTTGGCGTTGCGACATTGAGAAAGCGATTAAGCCCCCTCGGTATCAGTTGGGTCTGTGGTGTCGCCTTCGTTATCAAGATTTGACCAATCAACTACCGGCGAATCTACCTGCTGAATCGGGGTCGGCACCTTGCCATCAATCCGGTCAAACACTTCTTTGATGTGCTGAAAGCTGCCGCCCTTGGCTTCTCTGACTAACGCCAGAATGATTTCTTTTATATCGCCGCTTGCTTCCAAGTGCTTTTGCAGTTCGGCAGCCATGCGACGCCCCCGGCTATGCCCTGCTACGTTGCCGGATTGACCGGGCTTAAAAGCAGTCGGCAAAAGGTGCTCGTATTTTGGATTGGGATTAGCCACATCTTTTGAAATAAATGCCTGCGTTTATGCCTGCGTTAGGCATTACCAGTCCACCCGCCCCCGCAGATTGACCATCGATTCAATCGCACCGCGGCCCGGCTGGGCTCCCTTGTTTCTTCGCTTATTGCCGGTCAGTCGCTGCATCTCTGCATTGCGTTTGATGCGGGCCTCGCTGATGACCTTTTGCAGTGCGAACTGGCGTTGCTCCCACTTGGCGGCAGCTTGCAGCACGGCATCAAATTTCTTGTCGGCCCTGAGACATTTAAGGCAGATAGCGGGCTTGATCTTCTCAAGGCTCCTGCCGCTGTCGCAGACTCCGCACGGTGTTTTCTGGCTTGACTCTCGCCAACCGTCAGGCGGCATCATGCCGACCAGTTCAACCGTCTGCCCGCCCAGGTACACTCGCACCTGAGCTTCAGCCCGTCGGTTAATCTGATCTTCAGATAATTCTTCTGATAACAAGTCCATTAAATATTGACACTAAAAACTGAAGAAAATAACTGCAATGGCAAATAAAAAAAGTTTTATTTGTTTGGGAAATCAATCACTCTTGGCTCTTGCAATTCGCCCCATTTGTGAAACCGCTTCAGCGGTGTGATTTCCTCTTCGTATATCTCTGAGATTCTGAAATTGCCATCGTCCTTACAAATAGCCGACACCACCCGCGTCACGAGTCGGTCTGGGTGTCGGTATTGGTAATTGATGAATTTCTTGGTCGGCATGGTGCTATTATAGCACAACTTCCAGCGTTATTTCGACGCCCGGAGTCTGACTAACATTGCACCAATGTTTCTGACAGAACCGTTCTGTGACCTGACAATCGTCCTTATAGACAATCCCGGTCAAGGCGTCTTCCGTGCATCTGATCAGCTTTGTCAGGTCTGGCTTCTGCGTGTGATGTTTCGGGGCGGTGTCTTTGATCTTGGCCGCGTTCTTTCCGCTCCCGTAGTGGCATTTGGGCCGTGGGAAGTAGAAATCAATGGTCATCGCTACGGCTTCAGTGGTGAGCTTGGCCCCGGCGTCAGTCATGGCCTGCTGAGCGTGCAGCGACACAATCGACTGCCAAGACGTTTTCCGCTTGGCCGTGTCCATGACAATGATTCGGCCCGTTTTTGGATGGGCAAAGGCTTTCTTGCTGCCGGATGGGCTGGCGATGCCTGGGACAAAGAAAGAAAGTTTCAATTCATCTCCCCCGTTTTATGGCTTGCATGTACATCACCACTAATGCCGCCATCATGCCCGACAGCGTAAAACAGGCCACAGCAGCTAGGATTGACAGGGTTGTTTCAGGCATCTTTTTGCATCCTTTCTAAGCCTTCACCGATCAAAATCTCTTCTGAACGGAACTTG